TATGTTCTTAAAAGTGTATTAAATATGAACGATTCTGAAATAGAGGCTATGAGAGACCAGATGAACAGAGAAGCTGGTATTGAACCTGAAGATGGTGGTATTAATGTACCTGATGGTACAGACGGCGTAACAAGATACCCATCAGTTGATGGCTCACCAATACCTGCTGATGATGTTTCTAAATATAGAGGTGAAGAACCACCTGAGGAGGAAAAATAATGTCAAAAGAAAATATTACACAATTTGTAGATGATGTATTAAATAAAGATAATCTATCTGCAGAAACAAACTTTAAAGCTGCAATGTCAGATAAAGTCGGTGAAGTTTTAGAAAAACAAAGAGAAGTAATTGCTAAAACAATAGTTACTAATCATGTTCCAGGAGCAGAGGAAGATGATGACATTGGAGTTTGATTCTGTTTATAGTTCATTACAAGAAAAAGATGAACATAAAAAATCTAAAGAATATAAAAAACTATCACCTAGAATGAAGAAGGCGGTAGACGAAATCTTTAGTGTTATGGACTCTAGACCCTCAGACTTTATAAATAGTTTTGAGAAAACAATAAAAACTGCTGCAAAAAAGTTTAAAGTAACTGATAAAGAACTAATGAGCTATTTTGAGCGAGAAATGTTAAACCAAGGAAAGTAGTATGGCATACACGACAAGAACACTAAAAGATACAGATTTTGAGACCGTAGTACATACAACAATTACAGGAACAAATGGAACTGCACTTAAAGTTGTAGATGCATCTACTTTAGCAGGTGCTGCTACAGACCCAAGACTTGCAATCGTATCTTGTACTTGGAGTGTGAGTTCAACATTAGAAATAGAATTTCATGCAACATCAAATGTAACTGCACTTACATTAAACAGTAATGGTAACTTTAATATTGGTAGTCAACAACTACCACCAATTACTAACAATGCAGGAAGTGGAATAACTGGTGATATCTTTTTAGAGAATGATGCCGCCTGTGTCGGTTTTATTATTATGAAATTAAGAAAAGTATCTGGTTACGATAATATAAATACTCCAGCATAGTATAGGAAAGAATAATGAAACTTATTTCAGAATCATTAGAAGAAACTAAATTTATTGTTGAAGAAAACGATAAAGGTGAAAAGAACTATAAAATAAAAGGTGTTTTCATGCAAGCAGAAATCAAGAATAGAAATGGAAGAGTATATCCTATGAATGTTCTTGAATCAGAAATTAAAAAGTATGAAACAAAATTTATTAAAGAAAATCGTGCATACGGAGAACTTGGGCACCCAGAGGGCCCGACTGTTAATTTAGACAGAGTTTCTCATATGGTTACTTCTTTAAAAAAAGAAGGTAATGATTTTATAGGTGAAGCAAAGATTATGAATACTCCGATGGGTAAGATTGTTAAAAATATTATGGACGAAGGTGGCAAACTCGGAGTTTCTTCTAGAGGCATGGGTTCTCTAGAACAAAAGAATGGTGCTAATTATGTCAAAAACGACTTTATGTTAGCTTCTGCTGCAGATATTGTGGCAGACCCATCTGCACCAAACGCTTTCGTTCAAGGTATTATGGAAGGAAAAGAGTGGGTGTGGGATAACGGACTACTTAAAGAAGTAGAATTACAAGCAATTGTAGAAGACATAGAAGCCAATGCTCGTAAAAAAAGTCCTAATGTAGAGGCTTTGGCGTTTGCTAAGTTTCTTAAAAAGTTATAAAACTATAAATAATACTAACTAATGAATAACCAATAAAGGAGAACCTCTAATGGCTCAAGATTTAGAAAAAACGATTGAGGATTTGGAGAAAGAAGTGGTAGCTGAACTAGAAGAAAAGGCAAGTCCTGATTCTACTGGTGGAAAGGCTGACCCTATGCCAAAGATGAAAGGTGCTGAAAAACCTGAAGACTTAGGTAAAGCAGTTATATCAGGGACTGATTCTGGACCGAATTCCTCTAAAAAAGTAAAACAAGTATCAGGCGACCCTGCACAAAAAGGTGCTGGTAAAGCTGAAGGAGCAATGAAAATGAAAGAAGGATATACTGACGAAGAAGTCAGAGAACTTTGTCATTCAAAAGACCATGATTGTGCTACTGTTGTTGAACACCCAACATGGGGTAAAGGTAAACCAGTATTAAAATCACATGCAATTCCAGATGAGAACGGAAATGTTGAATGGTATGATGTTCAATTCAAACACGGTGTTGAAAAGAATGTTATGGCTGAAGATATGAAGATTACAAAATCTGAAGCTCATCATAAAGAAAACTACGGTAAAATGACTAAAGAAAATCTTATGAAAGAGATGGAAAAAGTTATGGCCGGCATGCATAAAGCTAAAAAAGAAGACATGGTAAAAATGGTTAATGCCATGAAGAACTATGGCGAAATGTCGCACGCTGACGAAGGTATGCATGATGACGAAAAAGAAGAACAAAAAATCGTTAAAAAAGAGTACTATGAAGTTGATGTTAAAGCTGATGTAGCTGCTCTAGTTGAAGGTGAAAACTTTTCTGACGAGTTTAAAGGTAAAGCAGAAACAATTTTTGAAGCTGCAGTATCTTCTAAGATTAAACAAATTGAAGATAAACTTACTGAAGAACATGAGAATACACTAGCAGAAACAAAAGAAGATATGGTTGAAAAAGTTGACCAGTATCTTAACTATGTAACTGAAGAGTGGAAAAAAGAAAACGAACTTGCAATTGAAAGAGGTCTAAAGGGCGAAATTTCAGAAGACTTTATTGCAGGTCTAAAAAATCTTTTTGAAGAGCATTATATTGATGTTCCAAACGAAAAATACGATATTCTTGAAGCACAGACTCAAGAGATTGATGACCTCAAGAAAAAAGTAAACGATTTGATTGAATCTAAAAAAGATTCATCTAATAGAATTGGAGAACTTACAAAAGACTCTCTAGTTGCTGAAGCTTCTAATGATTTAACTGAAACTCAAAAAGAGAAATTTAAAGGTCTTGTTGAAGAAGTTGAATTTGTTAGTGAAGAAACTTATAAAGAAAAATTAAGTACTTTAAAAGAATCTTACTTCCCAACTAAAGAAAAGAAAGAAGAAGTTCTAACAGAAGAAGGAACTGTTCAATCAGTTGAATCTTCAGATGTTATGGCGGCATACACGGCTGCAATTAATAAAACCCATAAAAGGGCGTTGAATAATTAAATTTATAAATATATTTAACAAGTAATAAGGAGAAACAGATGTTTCAAACACAACATTTACAAGAAAAGTGGCAGCCCGTCCTTGAACACCCTGATTTACCAAAAATCAGCGATGCTTATAAGAGAGCCGTTACTACTGTTATATTAGAAAATCAACAAAAAGCACTTAAAGAAGATGCACAGTTTTTGGGTGAAGGCCCTGTCAATGTGTCATCTGTTGCAGGTGCTAACCCAATGGCAAATTGGGACCCAATCTTAATTTCGTTAGTAAGAAGAGCTATGCCTAATCTTATTGCTTATGATATTTGTGGTGTACAACCAATGACTGGTCCAACTGGTCTTATCTTCGCAATGAGAGCTAGATATAACGACCCATCTGGTGCTGAGGCATTAGTTGACGAAGCTGATGGTACTCACGCATCTGATGACGCTGCTGGTGATTTAACTTCAGCTGCTCAATCAGGTACTAACCCTGCATTACTTAATGATACTCCTGAAACAGCTTATACTTTTGCACAAGGTATGACTACTGCACAAGGTGAAGCATTAGGTGATACAACTACTAACGCTTTCGCTGAAATGGCTTTCTCTATCGAGAAAACAACTGTTACTGCGAAAACTAAAGCTTTAAAAGCTGAATACACTATGGAATTAGCTCAAGACTTAAAAGCTATCCACGGTTTAGACGCTGAATCTGAATTAGCTAACATACTTTCTTCAGAAATCTTATCTGAAATCAATAGAGAAGTAGTAAGAAGAATTTACAGAACTGCTGTTGAAGGCGCTCAAGTAAATACAACTACTTCAGGTACTTTTGATTTAGATACAGATTCAAATGGTAGATGGTCTGTTGAGAAATTCAAAGGTTTAATGTTTCAAATAGAAAGAGATGCTAACGCTATCGGTCAACAAACAAGAAGAGGTAAAGGTAATATCTTAATGGTATCTGCTGAT